AATTGTTTCTGATGTGAAAGTTCCGTCTGCATTTGCTCTTGTTGCTGTTCCATCTGTTGTTTTTACATAATCATTTAAAGCAAAACTTGTACCGCCAGAAGCAGAAGTATAGTTTGTAAATGTTCCGCTTGCTGGTACAATATATTCATTATCAATTGTTACATAAACTGTAAATTCTGTACCGTCTGGAACAGCACCTGCTGCTGTATAGTTGTGTCTTTTAAATTTACCTTCTCTGTGCCAGCTACATCCACCACATTTTTCATGTTCGCTATAATCTGGACTTGCACCTGTATATTCCCAAGGGCAAGCATTTGATACTATTTCTCTTGCAGGTATTTGTATTCCCTGTAAATCAAAAGGTGCTGATAGTTCAAATTCAATAGATAAAGCATCTTTTGATATAATTCTACTGATTGTCCATACTTGGCGAGTAAATTCTATTGGTGTGTTTCCTGAGCCTGGGTCAGCACTCTCTCCTGCTAAATATTTTTTAAGAGTTGTTCTTCTTATTACTTTTTTACCAATTAATAAGTCATAATCTGAAGTTCCTACTAAGGTTGAAAAAGTTGTGCCTACATTTGACATTCCTATTTGAGGTCTTGCAATTGCTCCTGTAACTTTCGTTTCAAATCCTGATGCTTCAATAGATAGTGGAAGATATGTTCTTAGAGTACTATTTGAATCATAATCATACATTTGTAAATTACTTCCATCACTATCCTCTCCTCTTGTTATATAGGCAAAAGAACCATTTGGTTTTTCAATTTCAAATAAACGTACTAAAGGAGAGCTAACAGCGGGTTGCTGAAAGTCATTAATTAAAGAGTTTGTCATGATTCATACACTCGTCTAAAAGTTGCAGTTAAAGTATAAAAGTTTTCATACGCCCATGATTGTTGCCAAGTATCACATATACAAAAAATAGTTTCTGTAGAAGAACCTTCATTACTATCTTCTAAATCAAAACGAAACTTGGTTACACCATTTAAAGATTCAAAAAATGCAACTAAATCATCAATCTCTGCTTTTGGTCTTGTAGAAAAAGAAACATTTAATGTCTGTTGTTTTGTATTTATACCATCAGCAATTCTTTGTTCATAGCCATCACCAAAACTTGCAAGATGAACTCTCATTGATGTTTGTCTTCCAAGACCTTTATCAGGTTGCACAGCACCACTAAATCCTGTTATATTGCTTCCGTCTGATTGTAATATTCCAAATGCCATAATCTATTAATAAGGGCTCAATGTGCCGCCTGGTCGTTGTTGTTTACTAATTTCTTGTTGTACTGCCGTTGCAATAGCTTTCCCAAGTGCTAAACTGTCGTCTCCTGTTGCTTGAGTTTCTCCTGATGCCATATTTACATTTACAGTAACATTTCCTGCTGATCCTGCTTTTCCTTCAAATTTAACTGGTATATGTCTATCATTTCCAAGTGGTACGACTGCCTCTGTTCCGTGAAGAGTTGCGGGATATCCTGAATCTGGACCAACAGCATAACCACCTTGTGCAAAAGATTTTCCTGTAGGACTCATTATTCCACCATATCTTGCTCCAGCACCAAAGCCTGCTGCTCGCATAATTGTAAGAGCAGCTTGTTGTGCTAATATTTGAGCTAGAGAATTTAGAATTGCTTGTGTCATTGATTGAAAAGCTTCTTTCATTGTTTTTGTTCCGTCTATTATATTTTTAAATGCTGTAGCCATTCCTTGCTCAAAACTATCTCTAAAAGTAGATTCTACTTGTTGTAATAAATCTGCTTCTCTTTCAGCAATCTCCAGTTTTGTTTTTAAGTTTTGAAAATTAGTTTCTTCCTCTGCTGCTTGTGCTGCTGTTAATTGAGGCGCACTAGGATCTAGTGCTCTTTCTGCTCTTGCATTTTCTATTGCAAATATATCTTCTTGTATTTGTAAAACTTTATTTTCTTTTGCTAATTGAGATCCAAGTAGTTTTCCTGCTCTACTCTGCTGACTTAATAGTTCTGTGCTTAATTCCTTCTTTCTAGTTAATAATCTTATTTCTACTTTTTCTAATCTTTCTGCTTCTAGTACAGCGGCATCTCCAAGGGCTTTAATTTGTCCTACAGCATCTCCTACATTTTCTTTTAATATTTCTTCTACTGCTTTACTACCTAGCATACTTCTAAGTTGATTTAATATTGTTTCTGGTACTCCCTCTGCAAATTCGTCTAATCCTGTAAAAGTTCCTTTATTTATAGCAGCCGCAGTATCTTGTAAACCACTTCCATAAATGGCCATACTTTGAGAGCCTACAGTTCTTTGGGAACTATCAGGAGCTAATCTTCTTTGACTTTTTTGGAATTCTTTACTTTCATTATTTAACTTTTGTTGCAAAGTCTGGAATGCTGTTAATTCCTGCATTGCTTTAGTACCATTTTCTTCTATATCTAATAGTGCTGCTGCTACATTTTCAAATGTGCCGCTGAGTAAGCCTCCTGCAGAGTCTGATTCATGCATTGCAGCTGTAAAGAAAGTAATTCTTCTATTAAGATCGTCATAAGCATCGGTATGTGGTTTAACTTCTGCTATTTGTAATTTTAATGCCTCTGTTGTTTCATTTATAATTTTTGATTGCGCTGCAGTAAATCTAAATTTATTTTCTCCTTTTCTTTCAGAGAACTGTAATGGACCTTTTTCTGCTTCTCCAAAATTAGTACCTGCTCCCATAAAACTAAAATTACTAAATATTTTTGCTTTCTGAGCAAATTTTTCTAAGGCTGTTGTTGTTTCTTTTGCATTTTTCTGTAAGTCTAAAATTACTTTATTTTGTTCTTCTAAAGTTTTGGTAATTGCTTTTTGTCTGCCTTTAAAGTCATTTGTGGCTTTATCTCCTCCAAGGTAGGTATCATAAAGTTGTTTTAAAACTCCAACAAGAGTTAGTATAATTCCAATGTAACCTGCAAATTTAAGTGCAGTTGTCATTGCTCTACCGGCAGCTCTTGCAGTAGTAGTCATAAAAGCCATTGTTTTACCATGAGTACCTCTTAGAGTTGCATACTCTGCTCTCATGTTAAGGATTGTTCTTTTAAATATATTTGCTTTTTCTGCTTCAGCACGTAAAGTATTTATACGAATTATTTCAATAGTTCTTAGTGCCTCTGCTCTAGATACTTTTTCAAAATTTATAACTGTACTTCTTTTATTTCTGTAGGCTCTTTTTATATCTCTTTCCATTGCATCTAATCCTTTAGAGTCAATAGTACTGATATCTCTTTTTCCTTTATAAAAACTTCCTAATCTTTCTCTAGCAGCTTCTCCGGCTTCAAAAGTAGAAAACTGTGGGGCGTCTGGAGTAATTGCTTGTGTAATTCCTGTTGTTAAAAGTGTTCCTGCTCCCGCAAGTGCTAAAGTATTTTGGCTAAATGCTTTTGCCATAAATTCTGCAACACCAGTTAAACTTTTCTTTAGTCTGTTTAATAGATCATCAAAAGATTTAGCTAACTTAGTAAATGCATTTAGTTCAGTATTAAACTCACCAAATTTAGTTTCACCTTGTTCTAAAACTTCGTTTACAACTGCCTGTGATTTTTCAAATATACTTAAGTTTTTTGCTGCTTTACCTATTTTTAGTCCATAGTTAGCAGCTGCTTGTTCTAATCTTAATATAATACCTAATTCATCTAATAATTCTGGTTCAGCTTTTGTTGTACCTCTTATTAAACGATTAAGTGAATCTGTTAAATCTCTGCCTAGTGCAATAGAAGCATTTCGTGCTACTGCTCCAAGTCTAGATATTTGATCTGTTGTTAGTCCTGCAGCTCTTGCTATCGCCACTGATTGAGCAGCTTCACTAAACGCTAACTGCTGACCAGTTGCCTCTTGTAATCTTCTTGTAATAAGAGCTAAAGATTCTCCTGTTATTCTTGCGTATTCTCTTTGTCCTTCTATAAGTATTCTGTAATTAGCGGCATCTTGTAAGAATCTGAAAGCAGCTGTAATAGCAAATATATTAGCAGCAAGGGTAGCATATGCAGGCACAAGTCCTCCTGTGATGCCCTGAGCCATCTTAGAGAAGTTTTTGGTTGTGTTTGAGGATTGTTGAGATGCTCCTTTAAAATTACGATTTAAAGTAGCTTCAGATTTGCTAAGATTATCTACATCTTTTGTAGCTTTCTTTACTTGATCGCCGAATAGCTTTATACTCTTTCCATCGGAAAGTTTAATAATAATTTCAGCTGCTTCTAATTTTTTCTTTGCCATTAACCTTGAACATTTATACCAGGCTTGCCTTGTTTGGAACCTGCTTTAGCTTTTCTTTCGTTAGCTTTACGTTTACTTTCTAGATCTTCGTTTATTTTTCTAGAATTATGTGCCTCTATATTTTTTATAAAAAATATGCAAGTTTGTTTATCTTCTACTTCCCAAGTTTCAAGTAGCAAACCTAAAGAAGAGTAATCCTTGCCTAAGTAGGATCCACTCATTCCTTCCCAGCGGTCGGGTAAAAGGTCGTGCAATAAAAAAGCCACCTGAACTTCAAGAGGATAGTCTTGCATAGTTGGTGGCATTTCATCAGGTTCAGGTTCAATACCTTTTTGCTCACATACATCTAAATATGTGTCGTATTCAAGCTGACCTCGCTTATATTGTTTTTCTATAAGACCAAGTACTTTCTTTACTTGGTCTTCGTAAAATTTTCTAAATCTCCTGTGACTTCAGATACCCAAGTGTCAAAATCTGCTGCGTTCTTCATAAGAGTCTCAGCATTTTCTTGGTTGTATGGAAGTTCATCATTAGAATTTAGTGCGCTAATATCCACCAATAGAAGCTCTTCTAAGTAAGAATATTTTAAGCCACTCCATCCCTTTATGACTGCCTTTACATACTCTACTAAAAATTTATCTTCATCTAGTTGTTCCTCAAATCCTCTAGTCTTACGATTAAATTTTTGAGAAAGACAACGATTTCTAAGTTTTAGTAATTCTTCACGTGCTAAGTAACAAACATCAACTGTAAATCCGCTCATTCCTGGATAGTCTAGTGTTACTGTTTTGCTTGGAGTTAATAAACTCGCTAGTGATACTGTTTTGTTTTCTTCTGTCATTAAAATTTCCTGTAAAAGAGGGAGGGTTGCCCCTCCCTGTTAAATTATGATACTGTTGGTCCGACAAAGATTAAGTCTACTTCATCTTTTGCATCAACTGATGTTGGTAAGGCATGGAAGTTTGTTTCCAAGCTAATAATATCATCAATTGAGTGTGTTGGTACTTCAAGGTGACAGTTATCTAAGTTGATAACCATTCTTGGAGTATTACCTGTTCCACCGACAGTAAATGTTAAATCAAATGAATTTGTGATTACTGAAGTTGATTCAATAATATCTTCAAATAAATCTGCACTAGAAGCACCAGATGAAGGAGTATTTAAGTAACAAGTAAAGTTACCTGATACAGAACGAGTTCCTGTAACATGTCCTAGAGGCTGGTTAACGCTGCCTAGTGTTTCTGGTGTTAAGAAAGTAATATTGTTTCCAATAGTAACGTTTCCACCAGTTAGTGTTAATGTATATGTATCAGTCATACCTACATTTGAGAAAGTAAGTGTTGCACCATCAGCGATAGTCATTGCAGCACTTAATGTCAAAGTAGTACCTGATATTGCAGCTACAGTAGTTCCTGCAGTTACTCCAGTTCCTGAAACAACCTGTCCGACTTTAATTAATGAACTACCATTATCTAAAGTTACAGATGTAGAACTTGATACTGCTCCATTAACTGTATCTGTTACAACATCATTAGTTACAGTTAAATCTGTTAATCTGTTTCTAATAAAGTTATTTGTATCTCCAGCAGCTGTTCCTTCATAGATAGTTGCTGTTGTCATTGAAGCTACTTCTGTTATGATTTTACCAAATCCTGACCAGTTTGCAGTAGCAATACCGTCAATATCAAAATCAATTGAAACTTCATTTACAACACAACCTTCTATCTTATAAATTGTTGGACTAGCTTTGCCACTACCCATTTCAAAATGTAAATCAAAGGTGTCTAGAGAGACTT